CCTCGTTATTCCTTGTCCTCAATTTCTATGAATTCGCCTGTATTCTTTTGCAGGAAGCTCTTTATAGCAATCCATACCCTACGTACAGGTAACCCTGACAATGTCATATTCTTAAGCACTGAAAGTATCTCATACACTATATAAAGTAATGCAAAAAACTCCATCACAGAAATATCCTGTACGTGCATATATTCTCTTAGTGCATCAGGTACAAATCCTATAAGATTTACCGGACATAAAATATCTACAAATACCAGGCATACCAAGGATAAAAGCATGCCTATTTTGCGAATACCACCGTCGATACCTATACTAGAATTAAAGTCCCTTTCCTTCGCAGCTCTTAGGCTTCCAAATACCACATCCATTACGATCATTATTATAACTAACTTAAATAATGTATTGTCTCTCATAATATCAAAAACAGGTTTAAAAATATCAAAATGCATTTACTAATGCTCCTTTCTTTGCAATAAAAAAGAGGGGGTTACCCCTCTTTCTGTTATAAAAATTCCGTTTTATGTTATCAAAATAGCCTTTTTGTTATCAGACTAGCCTTTTTTTGTTATCAACCTACATCATCAGGTATTCATCTGTTTTCATGAACTCCTCAACTGCTGTTCTGTACTTCTCCGGCACTTCATCAAGTGCCATGAGTCCATGCTTAATTCTAGATGCATAAAACTTAACATATACTTTAGTCTTTTTCTTACTCATTGCCTTCTTCCTCCTCTTCTGAATTCATCAGTTCAACCAACATGTTTGACAAAGCATCTATACGACCTGTTAAGGTTGCCTCTACCTGCTCTATTTTATCCATAGCCCTGAACATTAATAGTGCCTGCATTTGGGCAATTGCCCCCATTGCATCTTTAATAAAATTGATTGTGATACCCTGAAGCTTAAGTCCTGTTATAGTTTCCTCGCTACCATCACTTTGTACTGTCATAATCACTGTATTTGCATCAGTCAACTTACCTTTTAACTCATCCAACTCTGCAAAATTATCAATCACTGTGACAAATGTATCACCGTAATGCGTTGATAATTCAATTTCAGTTTCGTCCTTTAAAATCAATTTGCTCATTTAAACCTCCTAATTTATAAATTCTATATGGCTAATTCCAGATATACTGTTATTAACAACCACATTTACCTGAATAGTTGCTTCTTGTCTATTGGGACTACTTACAGCAATTCCTACTGCAATTCTATGATGTCCTTGTAATTCTGATACATCTACATCAACGAAATATTCAGCACCATTTGGTATCGCCACTAAAGTATTCCACTGTCCTGAAGTTATAGGAACAACTCCATCTTTGTAACCCACCTTTTTTATAACACTTGCGTTTATTTTACTATTTATACTCGGAATATAGTTTGCAGGCAAACCAGTTGGTAGTGCCCACACAACGCCTACTAAAGCTCCTACACCACCAACCGTTCCCCATTTCCCACCATATGGATACTTCAATCCTAATCGTATAGTTCTGAAAGGCGTTAAATTAACAGAATGTGCCAAAGTTACTGACTCCTCAAGCACTCTATCTTTTCGATATTCATGTAACCCCCCTCCTGAAGCTGAACCACCATTACTAAATCTTATAATGCCATCCCTTATTTCCGTTGCAGGTCTAGTATAACTAAGTAAACTGCTTCCCAATCCTATGTTCGCCACCCCTGACACTAAAACATTGTCAAAGGTGGCATTCCTAAAAGCCACTCTACCTGTGCCATAGTCCTCCATAGTTCCTATCATGCCATTAATGTTCACATTTTTTCTTACGTTCCAAGGCTGAAAATTTGGGGATGGTAAGAACGCATAATTTGCTCCTTGTACAAACGAGCCATTTTTTATACCTATGGCAATTCCTCTTCCTACTCCAGGTAAATCATAAGCAAAACCCTGCCCAGAATGACTAGGATTTGCAAGAATAACATCACCATGAGTAGCAATCCATCTTGGAATTGTGCCTTCAAACTTAATACCATGCTGTGAAGATGCAGTTTGCCACTGCAGTACACTATCAGCTTCTGCTGTACCTAATACGGCTGCGTCAACCTCCACGTGGGGGTTATTATCATCTCTAAAATAATACGCATTGCCATAACCCAACTGCATAACCAGCTTACCTCTACCAGGGTCCATACCAAAAAGTTTTGCCTGATTATTAGTATAGTTATTTAGCTTAGTATCGACCATTTTAATTTGTCCTTGTTCTTCACAAGTTCTTGTATCACTAAGAGTTTTCTCAGGATGGTAATTTGTAGCTCTTTTTGCCAAGCTCGGCGAAACAACGACATAAGGATTCCACTGTCCACTCTCGTCTTTGTGGTAATACCCAGGTTCAATTCTAACAACATACCCACCATCAGGTTGATACATAAACATGTGCTCACAGTTTGGACCTCTATATCCTCTTATAGGTATAGTACCTCTAACTCCTGCTACAGTTAAACTATCAAGCATTTTGTTTGCATCAATTCCCAATACATTTGATAGAACTGCGTATGGTATCTTTGCTGTAGGCTTATACTGCCCATCTTTGTTGTAGTATCCTTCTTCAAACCTTACATGGACTGTACTTTCTCCTGAAGCATTTACAACTTCCGAAGCTGTGGACCATGTGCCACGTTTGGGTATAGTGCCTTCCACAACTTCATCATTACTATCAGTAGTGACGGTCTTGTAGCCCTGTAGCACTTGAGCCTTACTGGCAGTAACATCGTCAGATGTAACTCCTCCTGTGCCTCCTGCCATCAGTATCGCATCAGCCATATTACACCTCCTTTACTGCAAGATAAAAGCTTCTTTGTGGCTTCTTTCTATAGCATATGAGCTCTATATAGCCATCATATACAACAACTTTATCAAGACAGCTATAAGCCTTCCACCTTGCCTTTATTGTAGTTGCATCCGTCATGTTATCTTCAATCTTGTGGCTAACAATAGGAGTGTCACTTGCTTTAATCCCAGGAATATTTATTCTTTGTTTAAAGATTGTAGTTCCTTCCCACGCAGTTGCTCTTGCTTCTACAACTGACACCTTCTTAAGCTTTTGATTTATCTTGTTTTCCAAAGTATTGATTTTATTTTCAACGTCTTCGTTAACTGATGTTTTTAAAGTATTTAACTTGTTTTCCAGAGCATCATATGATACATAAAGAATGCTTGGATTAGATACGGTTACGTTGCTGATATTTGAAAATATAAGTTCAATTCGCACTCTTTTATCTGTTCTTTCAACTGTACTTGTATTTATCACATATTCAGCATCTGAACCGCAGTTATCATATGCATACAGTCTTATACCACTAGGTGTTTCAACTGTGAGGCCAAGCTCTCTAAAGTAGTAATCAAAACCGACATTAGGAAAATCACCTGTCACAACGCAACCCGTATCTGTTAAATCAATTGATAATTCAGTGATTTCTAACCTTTGATTTACTAATCTTTCTACCGCGTTGAAGTTTGCCGGTGGTTGTCCGTCACCAATCACCATAGAATGTATTTTTAAAGTGTCTTCTGCCTGTGCCTTGCTTAGCGCCCTTCTTCCACTTGTAGTAAGTGTCATTCCATTCCAAGCCATTAACTCACCTGCCTTATCGTCAAAATATTAGCTTCACTGATAATGCCTTTTTCAAAGATATTAAATGTTAAAGCTTTTTCATATATAAGATTTGCTATCATGTTTGAAGGATTTATATCTTCCATCAACTTTTTTATCTCTTCTTTTTGACTATCAAACCTTGTATATATACTTATTGTTACTGTGTAATCCTTTATTTTTACATCATACCCTTGCTCACCACATATTAAAGCCAATCTTTTCTTTAGCCCTTTCAGCGTTAAAGGTATATGATTAAACCACCTCGACAGTACTCTTGACCTTCTTGATTCAAGAGTATCATCCGCCAATGGTTTTATTCCTACAATATCTTCAAACCTGGATAGCCCGTACTCATCTGCAGTACTTATGTATTCATTCTTTAGAATCCTATCAAACGATTTCCACAAAAATTCAAATTCAGGATTTTCCGCATCAAGCAATACAATATTCTCTTTGAATTCGGTTAAAAAAGAAGGTAAGTATGACACCAAATTTACTTTTCTTGTCATTCTCTTACCTCCTTAAACACCGGAATTTCATATTGATCCAGTGACAAATTTTTATTAACTCCGTTTATTGTAGTGTTCCCAATATCCACAATGCCTTTTATCTGTAAAAGCCTTGTTTCAATCTGTGCTATTCTTACTACTAAAGATGTTGTACTTGCCCATGATTTGCAAAGTTCTAGCAAATACACTTTTACAGCTTCTTCCATGGCACTGTGCATATTAGACCAACTATAACCTGTTTCAAAAGTAATCTCGGTTTTCACAGATACTTCAACACCTCTTACACTTTTCACATTAACTACGTGTCCTATAGGTGCAAGCCCGTATCCTTCCCCCGGAGTATCCTCTGGATCTATCGTCTGCTGTACACTTTTTATCAACTGATTTGATGCAACTCCAAAGTTAGAGTCTACTATAGTCAAAAGTACAGTTCCTCCGACTGTCAACTTCTTTTCTTTCCCTGCACTAAATACAGTAATAAGCCATTTAGCAACATCCGGATCCAGCTTTGTTTTAGTTGTATTAACCCACTCTTCAACCTTAGTTGTCGGTATTAAATCTATAGGTTTTATATCATTGTTCCATGCCCTTGTTACCTTAGTTCCACCAACTCCTGATATGGCATTTGTTTTATCTATATAATCCTTAACATTTCCACCGAATGCGCTCTCTTTAAAGCTGTCAAAGTATCGTTTTCTTAGATTATCTGTAGTCTCATCATCTTCGCCCGGAATAAGTACCTCAGTAAGCTCTGCAGTTTCAAGGCCTTGTATATACTCAATTGGAATCATTGTTCCAAGAGTTCTATTACCTATAGTACCAGGAGTTTCACATTGTACTTCGTAGCCTCCATCAGAATCCGTCAATGCTCTTGTAACAATGTAATTTAACTCATTTACATTAAATCTTTTGCCTATTACATTAACTCCTGAAGGCGTAAATTTCCCACGAAGAATGGCTTTACTTGCCTGCTCTGGAATAACGCCCCTTTCTTTACATCTCAAAATAAGATATTCTCTTGATGCGGTATCACCATAGGCATCTGATAATATAGAGTTTAGTTCTATATATACTCTTTGAAGTTCAAGTGCAGCAGGAGCAAGAGCATCATATATAATGGAACCTTCTCTTTTATCAAAGCTGTTTGGCACTCTTGAAAGCATTCGTTCAAGAATTTCATTAAAAGTTACATCATACATTAAAAATTCACCACCTTTTCTACATCTAAATTTCCGAATATCGTGTGCGCAACAAAGCTTACACGTATCTCACCTTTTTCCGATGTATCAAATTCAAAATTATCAACACTCTTAATTCTTTTATCCCATGTAAGAGCCTCTGTAATTCTACGCTCCAACTCAGGGCATACGTACGATACCGGCTCTCCGTACAAATCCAAAAATTCAACACCATAATTCCAAGAATACATCTGATGTTGATACCTCTCTGTTGATAAAATCTTAAAGATAACCTGTTTCATTGCATCCAAGCTGTCTGTATGTCCTTGTATCCTGTTGCTGTCAGATTTCATTTTATATGTGTAGGTTGGTATTTCTTCTATCTCAAAATTTTGACTTAAAAAACCTTTATCTGAAGGTATCATCCTGTTCTATCCACCACTATATATTTTTGTCCATCCTGCTGCCTTAAAAGAATAACCTCATTACCCACAACCAACCCATTGTGAATAGTTATCTTCTTCTTTTCACCGTCAACAGTAACCTCTGTTGTATAATCAGTAACTTCTCTTGCAAGTACAAGCTGAGATTTACCAAGAGTCAGTTTCTGATCTACTATAATCTCAAGTGGTGAGGCTTTTATTACTTTCCCAAAACAGACTTGTACCGGCTTTGTGGCTTCATATGCCTCAACAGCAGCTTTTTTAACAAGTTTTACAAACTCAACTGCGTCAGCCAACAAACTCACCTCCTCTAAGTGTCAAATCCATTACATGCTGGTCCAACTTAAATGTATGTCTAACCTTTTCTACCAACATAAAGTTCTTTAAATTAACATCACCTAATGCAAGAGATACAACAACAAGGCTTCCTGCCCTTACCCTTGTATCCCCTATTGCATTTGTTATTTTTAAATTTCTGCTCTTCTTGTTGTAAAGCTTTAAAAGAGCATCTGCTTTTGCTTGTCCGTTCTCACCCTTAGAGAGCGTATCAAAATACTGCAGAACTCCCCATTCATTCATATGCGTACCATCTTGAGCAATATAGATATCTCTTTTTCCTGTATCTTCATTGTCATATGATAACTTTATTTTGTTGTACACATCGGAATCTATGCTTGATGAATATTCAAAGTTTTCTCCTGTTTCTTCATCAATTAATAGATATGCGCTTTCTTCACCTACACGCATGGATGCAATGTTTTTAAGTGTAATCTTGCCAAATTCATCAAACATTACAAACATTTCTTTTGTGTTTTGCAATGTTAAATCCAAAGCATTTTCAATCATATCAAATAAGGATGTATTATCTTCTACTCTGGAAGCAATTTTAAACTTTGTATCTTCCAAAGTACCTGTTTTTAAGTTAAAGTCTGTCGCTATCATCTGAATGAATTCAGCGACTGTCTTATTCTCATATACATATGTATCTTTATTATTTAGATACCTAAGCTGATCATAGGCTGTTACAGATATAATTTGATTTTTATCATGTCTCTTTGTGAACACAAAACCATAGAATACCTCTTTCCCATCAACTTTTAATCTAACCCTACTACCTTCTTCAAAATCAATAATACCATCATTTATTATCTTAAAAGTTAATTTACCCGGAGTACTTCTTCTTTCAGTGCTCCACTCAATACCTTCTTCAACAACCGGCATATACAGCTTATTACCTGAAGGATCTGATATCAAAAGTTCTATATCCATCTATGCTCCTTTAATCAAAACTTCCCTCATCAACCCAACCGTATACATTTGAAGTTGAATCAACATGTATTAAGTGCCATGGATGCGCCTTGCCCTTACCATTTGCAATAGTTATTCTTGCTTTACCTGCCCTTGCCGGATAACCTTTTGCGCCCTCATAAGAAGTGTAAAAGTGAGTTCCACCATGATAATTCACAATGTCGCCCACTTTATATTCTCCCTTAGGTGCATTCTCTGTTGATCTAGGTTCTTCTACAGTTGCTTTTGGTGCTTCATCACTTGAACTTTCTGAAGATTTAATGCTTACTGTTTTTGTTCCGTACTCTTTGTATTGCTTAAGCTTAAACTTTACTCCTATATCGAAACCCTCACTGGCTTGCTCTATTACCTTATATTCTTCAAGTGACACTTTTATATTGGTTGAGAAAAGTACCTTGCCGCTCGGCATTACACGAGACACAATGAATTGAAAAGGCTTCCTACTTGCTTTTAACTCTTCAAAATAGTCAAGAAAGTACGAAGCACCCTTAAATCCGCCTTTGTAACTTGCAAAAGGATATTTAACTTGAGGTATAATACAATCAAATTCAATATCAGTTAACTCTGCCTTCTTAAGTATATTGATTTGTCCTTCATCAATCAAAGTAACCTTTGAATTTGCATTGTTTATCTTGATTTGAAGCTTATCCGGAGCAATAGG